CCGAGACGCTGTTGGCGGTGGTCTTCGCGCCAGTGCGAGCCTCCAGCCAGGTCTTGATTGCAGTGACTGTGGCGTCAAGGGCGAGCGCCCCAAAAGCGTTGCGGAGTGCCATTAGGAAAGTCCGTCCTCGATCCAGAGCGTGAGGTCATTGCCTGAGGTGTCCCACCAGGCGTAGGTGGTGAGGCCACTGATCTGGCCGGCGCTTGGCTGCGTCGCTTGAATGAACGTCGGGCTGCCTCCGCTAGTGCCAGACGACCCCGGCGGTCCCTGCGGGCCTGGCGTGATCAGCTCGATGACATTGAGAGCCGTCTCGGTGACCAGCACCTGCTGTGTCGTGGTGATCTCGGTTGCCATGTTCATGCCGGTGCTGAATAGCCCTCGCTCGGCCTAGCGATGCCTTCGAGGTAATACTCACGCAACCCACTCGGGTTGATCAGCATCACGTCGTAGTAATACTCCGCAGCGGTCATGTTGACCGTCACGGTGTGCGGCAGCCTCAGCGACACCTGGCCATTGGCCGCGCTGGTAACGGTGACGGTGAAATCACCCACCTTTGCCGTGCGGGCCTTGTCCCACATCTGGGCCACCACCGTCCAGCCGGTCAGGTTGATGGCTGCGCCGGTGCTGTCCTTGAACGTGACGGACAGCGGATAATCCGCCCGCCGTTGCGGCCTGATCAGGAGTGACGCGGGTGTGATCGCCATACCCAAAGTTGCCTGCCGCCGCAGGCTCAATCCACGATCTTCTCCGGGTTGGCCTGGATGTCCACGCGCATCTGCGCCCGTGGCCCAACACCCTGCGGCACATTGATGCTGATCGCATTGCTGCCGGGATAGGCCCACAGCAGGCGGCCCGCGATCTCCTGCAGGCTCACGCCCTCGTCGCTCCACTGCACCAGATACAGCGTCCAGCGCGTGAAGGCGTGCTCCTTGCTGTACTGGCGGATCGGCACCAGCTCAGGGTCGCGCACGATCACGCATTCCAGCCCCGTCACGGTGGTGCCTGCCGGCAGGCTTTCACCGGTGGCGCGAACGCTGATCGCTGGTGTTGCGGCCCCATTGGCCAGCCTGTAGACACCGAGCACATCCACCAGCGTGGTTTCCAGCTCAGTTCGTAGCGTCAGCACGTTCATGCCCCGAGGTTGCCCCCGAGACCAGCAACAACCCGGCTTCTAGCCAACCCGCCAGTGGTCGCTTCGGCACCTGCACCTCATAGGTGGCAAGGCTGCGGTCTATGTCCCTCAGCACGAAATCACCGTGAGCGCAGCCGGTTGTCATCACCAGGCCGCCACGGATGTTGCGTCCCTCCCAGCTGGGGGCCAGCACCCACACCCGGGCGTCATCACTGCGCAGGGCGCGGATGCTCGGCACCTTGGCGCTTTCGCTGGCGCTGGCCAGCACGGCACGCCACGCCACCAGCAGAACAGGCGGCGCTTTGCCCTCATGCCGCAGCGCCAAGGCCACAGCAGCCACCTCGGGTGATAGCTGCGCCTTCTGCTGCTCTTGCTCGCGGAACAGCGCAAAATCGGCGGGTGAGAAGGCTTTGCTTTTGTTGGGGTCGCGGTTGATGTTGGCGGTCAGCGCCGCAAGGTTGGCAACCGGCAGCTCAGCCAGCGCCATTTCCTCACGCTTGAGGGTCTGCAGTGCCTTCCAGGCCGTCAGCACCGTCACCCGCAGTTCGCGGCTGTAGGTGCGTCGCTGGAACTGACCGGGAAAGCCTCGCGCTAGTTCCCAGAAGAGCGCCGCCCAGTCCGTTTGTGGCCGGTCGGCGTGACCGGCTGCGGCTTTCCCAGTTCTTCCTCGCTTGGTGGTGTGCTGGGCAGCTCCTCGGCGGCCTGCTCATCCTGCGCCAGCTGCCAGAGGCCATCAAACAAGGGCTTGTCCATCTTGCGCGTGTCATCCAGCGTCCAGGCCGGCAGGTTGCAGCGACTGCGCACCAAGGCCGTGACGGTGGCCTCCAGGTTGGCCTGACCGGCTTTGGCATAGACGCGGGCCACCTCGGCAATCCGCTCGGCATGGCGCACGCGGATCAAATCCGCCTCGGGCTCCAGCGGGCGGCCGGCAATCGCGTTTTCAATCAGCTGGAACGCTTCTGTCAGGCTGATGGATTCTTCCTTGGCGATGGCATCGGCGATCTGCGCACCACGCACAAAGGCGCTCTGCTCCTGCGCCAGCAGCTCAGAAATGGTGGCGCTTTCGCCGACTGTCAAACCACCGCGCACTTCCACTTCAAGCACGCCCACTTGCTCGTTGCCGATCTGGCGCGTGGTGCGTGGTGCAGGTGGCGTGATGAACGGAAGCATCAGCGCTTGACGAGTTGTTGCACCAGCTTACGGTCTGCAGCTTTACGCAGAAACGCATAGCGATTGGCCTGCACCTGTGCCTTAGCGCGGGCGATGAGTTGCTTGGCTGCTACCTGCTGCTGGTTCATGCAAACCCACCTCCGCCACCACCGCCCTCTCCGGCGGGTGTGCTCAGCGAATCCTCATCAGGATCCAGGCTGGTGATTTCCGATGGAACCTGGACGGTGTTGCCTGTGTAAAGCTCCCTGGAGGTCAAGCGGATCCCGGACAGGCGCGAAGGCCCGTTAAACACAGTGCTGCGGGGGTTGATTAGGTTCGGCACCAGTGCTGCATTGTCTGGAACCCAGGTACCGTATTCGTCAAATGACACGGACCTCCCTGTGCCTGTGCGTCCCGACTGGTACTCAATGCGAGTAACCCAGGGACGCAAGATAGAGGTTTGCCCCACGTAACCCAGCACAGAATCTTCGGCTGGCGTATAAAAACCTTTAAGCTCCGAATACACGCGCCAAGTAACGTCCCACTGCTCATTGTTGCCCAGCTGAAACAAGAAAGGTTCGCCAAACTGATCGTAGACCGTGACCGTTTGATAAAGCGCTCTTTGATCGAAAGCGCCAACAACACCTGTATACTGCTCGTCTGGCAAGTCGTGAATACTGGAGTCCAACGGCTCTGACACTTCCACACTCCAAGGCACCCTGGCGACAACTCCAGGCTGCGACCCGCCAACTGGCTGGCCGTTAAGGGATAGAAGCGGCGAAAGCGTCACTGAGTAAGCCCTTTCTATGCCTGGGGCGCCGCCGACAATAGATCCGTCAAATTTCACCTCTTGGCTCCAATCTTTGTCGCCTGCCGTATAAATGCCAATCTGCGTGACTAAATAATTCGGATCATTTGGCTTGAACAAGTCTGCGTTCATAGTGACGTCACCAGCGTTGGGTTCCACAAAGTCTGCAACGTCGCCATATTCCTTATACGCCGAATCCCTCAGGCTTGCGTAAACGCGCATGGTTTGGGCACTTAGCAGCTTGGGGGCAGCCGGTGCCGTGTGCCTAAGCGTGCCCTCGATGTAGAGCCGGGTTTGCTGGTTGGTGAACACCAAAGCGCAGTGAACAGGCCGCGCTGCCAGGCTGTCTGCGGTCTTGAACGTAATTGGAAAGCCAAGCTGAGTGCCCAAGCCTTGGCTGCCATTGACGCCAACTAGCGTTTTATTGCCAACTGCGTTGTAGTTGTAGTCAGGGCGCCATAAAGTCTTCCGCACTTCGCCTTCGGCGTATTGCACGATGTCGCCAGACTGTGGGTCATTGTTTACGGACTGACCACCTTCAAAGTTAAGCAGGTTGGAGCTGTCGGCGTCATTGCCGTGGCCCTGGCGCAGGTACAGGTCAAACTTGTCATACGCGCCTTGCCCCCAGACGCCTGAGGTGTAGCCCTCTAGCCGCAGATCAAGCTGATTAAGTCCTTTGATGTCAGTAAAGGGCAAGCCTTGATTAAACCCAAGATCACCGCCATCCGCTGGAATCGGGTCTTTTCCTAGCTGCACAATGAACTCCAGCGTCATGGCACTGCGGGCGCCAAGCTGCAAGGTCAGCGGCGTGTTGTCTAAATACTCAAGCCGCTGCTGGCTGGTGTCATCGCGGTAGCGAAAGTTAGTTCGCGTTGCTACGGCATGAGCAATATGAACTTCTGATATAGTCCTCTCCATCCATGGTGCTCTAAAAAAACCAGATCCACCAGCAACAAGGAGACGCTTTGACTTTAGAACTGGACCTTTTAGCGCACCGTTTTCAAGCAACGGCGGCAAAATCTGCTGTGAGATCTCGTCAATTTCCCCGAGACCAAGCGGCCGAAAGACCGGGCGGCCGATGTTTTTCCAGGCGCCACCCACCACCACGTAGCCGACATACGGGCGCCAGTTGGTCACCGTCCAGTAGGTGTTGGTGTAGCCGCGCACCAGGCCGGGACTGGCGCCATAGCTGGTGAACTGCGCTCCGGTAGGGTCGCCAAACGGTCCGACCGCTGAGGTGTCAAATTCCTCAGTCGGCACCAGCAGAAAGGCCAGCAGGCCGGTGCTGGCATTCCGGCGGGCAATAGGTTCCTCGCTGAAGAACAGATGCCTGAACAGTCGGCCGCCCAGTCGAGACACCGCCGTAGCGGGCGGCTGCATGATCCGCAGCAGCTGCTCTGTCGATTGCTGCACCTTGGCCTGCTGTTCCGCGTCAACACGCGCAAAGCGATTGGCCTGCGTCTGCGCCTTGGCGCGATCAACCAGATCCCTGTCTCCCGTGAAGACCGTGATCTCGGTGCTCATCAGTCATCCTGCCGCAGACTGATGCGATACGTTTGCGTCTGGCCTGCTACCAGCGTGACATTTGGTGATTCAACGATGATGCTGTGCAGATAGGTTTCACCATTGATGTAGATGACCACCGTGTCATAGCTGTAGCCCGTGCCGGTGGCTGTAAACGCTGCGTCAATGTCAGGCATGACATAAGCAGCTTCTGTACCGTCGTAGCTGCCCGTTGCGATGGTGGCGGTAAAGCGGCTGTAGCCGTTGCCGCTCTTCTCCACGCTTTGCCAGTTGGCAACGGTGCTTTGCGCCGTGTAGCCCGTCGCGCCAACAGAGCACAGCATCACCTTGAGTGTCTCGCCCTCGTATGCCAGGGCGGCAACTCGCTGCAGTTCCTTCTGGCTGATAGTGATTGTTTGCGCCATATCAAGCCACCGTGAAGGTGCAGATGCCTGCGGCGTCCCAGATCACTTTGAAATCAGTGGTTGCCGGTGCTGTCTTGCTGCCGTCAAAATCAATGAACGCAACCGGCGGGTCATCAGCGTCCGTGTCGTTGTAGAGGATGCCAAACGCAGCACTGAGCGAGCCGCCGCTAGCAGTCCAGGTGACATCATCCGCGTCAAGCTTGGCATCGTTGGTGGTGACAGTCGTGACGGCCACATTGGCCAGCGTGGCGCCGCCTGTGGTGTAGCCGTTGCCGCTGGCCACCTCGGTGCCACCGGTTGCGGCAAGAGTGGTGTGTGCCGCACTGAAGGTGGCTGCCGTCAGCAGCTTGAGTTTGTAGGTATCCCCAACGGCATTGGCGCCAGAGGCAAACCGGGCAGCCGTGTGGTTGTAAAGGCTGATGGTGATCGCCATGCTGCTGCTTGCGTTGACCTAACTTGCCGGCGGCTGCGGCCAGGTGATGTCAAACGGGTTGGGCGCATCAGCCAGGTCGCGCAGGGCCTGGCGGTAGGTCGCCCATGCGTCACGATCAGCGCCGAGGTCGTAGTCGGTGATCTGCGTCCAGTCGCTGGCCTTCAGCAGTTCGATGCGCTGCTGGCGGATCCTGGCGTGCTGCGTTTGCAGCTCATCGAAGCTGTAGGGGCGCACGACGTACTCAAGCGCCTCGCCGTCCCAGTCGATCGTTTCCAGCTTTGGGTTGCACTCGGGGCGCTCGTAGGGGCCGCTGTAGCCGGCACGCTCCAGCTCGTCAGGCGTGAAGGTGCTGGCGTCGGTGCGGGTGCTGCCGTCCGCAAAGCGGATGCGGTGCGGCAGGGATGCTGGAGCGGTGGCGTGGAGAGAGTAGAGAGTGCTCATAGCTTGTTGTCGTAGGCGCTCAGTACGCGAGCATTGGGCAGGTTGGTCGCATACGCGGAACCATAGATACGAGCACTTGTGCTGGCATGTGGTACACAGAATGCACGCCCATCAGGTAGCAATACACCACCAGTAAACGCTGCAGCGCCTGGATAGCTACCTGCTGGCGTGGTCAGTGTGTCTGTAACTGGATCATAGATACGAGCACTTGTGCTGTTGTATGGTACACAAAATACACGCCCATCAGCCAATAGCACGCCACCAACAAACGCACTGGACCCTGGATAGCTACCTGCTGGCGTGGTCAGTGTGTCTGTAACTGGATCATAGATACGAGCACTTGTGCTGTCAAATGGTACACAGAATACACGACCATCAGGTAGCAATACTCCGCCGCTAAGCGCATTAGACCCTGGATATGTGCCCGCTGGTGTTGTCAGTGCATCTGTAACTGGGTCATAGATACGTGCACTTGTGCTGTTGTGTGGTACACAAAATACACGCCCATCAGGCAATAGCACGCCACCAGCAAACGCCGCAGACCCTGCGTATGTACCTGCTGGCGTGGTCAGTGTATCTGTAACTGGATTGTAGATACGAGCACTTGTGGCGTCATGTGGTACACAAAATACACGCCCATCAGGTAGCAATACACCACCATAAAAAGCCACAGACCCTGGATATGTGCCCGCTGGTGTTGTCAGTGCATCTGTAACTGGGTCATAGATACGTGCACTTGTGCTGTTAAATGGCACGCAAAATACACGCCCATCAGGTAGCAATACTCCGGCAAAAAACGCCGCAGACCCTGCGTATGTACCTGCTGGCGTGGTCAGTGTGTCTGTAACTGGATCATAGATACGGGCACTTGTGCTGTTGACTGGCACGCAAAATACACGCCCATCAGGCAATAGCACGCCACCAACAAACGCACCAGACCCTGCGTATGTACCTGCTGGCGTTGTCAGTGTATCTGATACAACGCCGTAGTTGAACTTCCGATAGCTACTGATGTTTCGATAGTTCAGCGGATACCATTCCGTTGATTTGCCGGGATAGGTTCCGGCTTGCAATTCATTTGTCACCTCTGGCAGCGTAAACATGCCGGGCGCACGCAGCACCGTTGTTATACGTGCCGGTCCGATTAGCCCGCCATTCACTCCATTCATGAGATGTCCTCGTAGCTGATGACCAGCTCCAGGTCGCCAGCGGCGCTGGCCTGTGCGCGGAGGCTGTGGCCTTCTTCCAGGTAGATGTAAGCCTCGCGGGTGACCAGCACCTGGGTGGCGTCAGCAGGTACGGCGATGGTCTTGCCGATCGCAAACCCCGTCGTGCCGTTGTAGTGCTCCAGGCTGATGTCGGCCGCTGCGGCGCCGTCCACGTTGGCGCAGTACACCGAATTGATTTTCAGCACCTTGCCGCTGCTGGCGCCATTGCTCAGCGCCGCCGCCATTGAGGTGGTGACGGCATAGCCCACGGTCTTACCGACGACCGTCGTGACCGAGCTGCCGCTCTTGATATTGGGAGCTGCCATGGCCTGACAACGTGTCCCTAGCTTTCCGGCTACTCATTACTCAGCAGCCCCACACCATCCTCTGCCCAAGCCCAGTCGCGCCAGAACGCCACTCCAGCATCCTGGCCGCCGGCGCCAACACTGAGCGACGGCGTGACGGCAGCCACAACCACAGCAGCGGTCGGGGCCAGCAAGTCAACGCCTCCCGCCTGCAGGCTGGGCACACTGACGCTGATCGCAATGCTGGCGACCGGTGCATTGACGACAACGGATGTGCCCACCTCAGGCAACTGCGCCGCCACTGTGATCGCCGCTGCCGGTACAGCCACCACAGTGGTGAGCGCCACATAGGGAGCGCTAGCGCTGATAGCAACGCTTGCTGCTGGGATCTGAATCGAGGAGGTGGCAAGCACGGTCATCTTTGACCGCACGCTCAAGGGCACGACAGACAGCTGGGTCAGGGCATAGCCGTATGCCGTCACCAGCATCTTGGATTTGACCACGGCCTGCAGCGACTCCGTGACTGCCCACGGCGGCACCACTGCCGTCACCGTCATCTGGCCATTCACCACCGCAGGTGCTGTCGGCAGCGTTGTGATCCCAGGTGCAACCGGGAACCAGAACGTTCCCGTTCCTGCCACAGCTCCCCAGAACAGCAGATCGCTGCTCACGACAATCCCATCGGCACTGATCGCCCAGCTGGTGCCGTTGGTGCGGTACAACGCGCTCAGCCCATTGGCGCTGATGATCACCGGACTGAACGGTGCGGCCGGCAGGATGTCAGGGCCGGTCTGGACGTTCATCCCGTAGCGGTTGCCCAGCAGCAGCCTGTTCTGCGTCTCTCCGTAAAGGCGTGCCGTGCTGCGGGCATTGCTGCGGAAGGCATAGTATTTGTTGCCGCTTTTGGTAAAGCGATCATCGGAGACATACGGCGGCGTCATTCGGATCACCCGCTGCGCTGACAGCTCGCCATACGCAAATGCCAGCTCGCTGCTTGATTCGGTTCTGTAGTTGTCCAGCGGGTTGCCCGTGTCCGCTGCATCCTTGGCATTGTTGCGCTCAACCGGTTCGGGACGCTTTTGCAGGCCCAGCTCGCGCCCGGTTGTGATGTTGACCTCAACGCCATCAGGCGTCAGATCGGCTGCGCGAAGCAGCATCTTTTCGGCAAGTCCTGTGGACTCCTTTTCGGTGCCGCTTTCGCTGACGAAATCAAACAGCTTGGCCTTGTCAAAGGCAGATGCCAGTGCCTGCTGCCCCCGCTGCGTGTAGCCATTGGCCTTGCTTAGCTCGCGGATTGTCTTGGTAACCTGTGCGCCTTCAAAATCAACGGACTGCTCCTGGCGCTCGACAGTCTTCTCGGCAACAAACAGATTGACAGGGTCAAGCTTCCAATCGAAATACACCCCCGCGTCATAGGCTTTGTCGTAAATCGACGTCGATGCCGCCAGCTTGATCAGGGGCTCCTCAACCACAACCGAACGGTTGTCAACGGTTTCGTAGTCCTTTGGCGGTTTGCCATCAGCCTGGCGCGGCTCGTATTGGCTGACCCTATAGGTAAATGTTTCGGTGGTGCGGATGTAGTAAGCGGAGCTGCCAATGCCGGGAGCTGTGACGCCGCGCTTGACGTTGCTGTCTTCAGTTTCTCTGTTGGCCAGATGCACAATCAGCATCGGCGCCACATCCGCCAGGATTGTGTATTCCGTCGTGACCCGCACGGCCACGCGGTCCAGCTCGTCGTAGGTGGTTTCTGTGACCGAGCGCGGCGAATAGGCGTAGTCAAATGACTCGGCCGCCAGATACGGTTCAGGGCCGGGGCCAATCCCTAGGCCAAGCGTGGTGCCGGCCAATGGGTTGGGGATGCGAACCAGCGTCACAGCGCCGATCGTCTCGTCGCGTTCCCAGTTGCGGTTCTTGACGGCCTGCTCCTCGACAACCGGATCGTTGGGGTCCGCGTCAGCCGGTTTCTCTTCGCCCTCGTCGTACTTGAGCTTCAGCGTGCTGTAGCTGACGACCACCGCATCAGCAGGCAGCTGACCAACGCCAACCGGCGCCAGATCAATGATGCTGCCAGCATCCACAACCGGACCGGTGCCGCCTTTTTGATTCAGGCTGAAGACTTGCAGCTGCTCGCTGGTGTCGAGGTAGCCGCAGTGGCTCATTGAAACCAGCAAGTCGCTGAGGATGCTGGCGTAGCCCGCCGAGAAATCAAACGACGGGATTGAAAAGGAAAGGTTGATCGGATTTGACGATGCCGTAATGCCAAGCTCGCTTAAGCACTTCTGAGCAATCGAATAGCCGCTGATCGGGATCGTGACAATGCGCTGCTCTTCCTCCGTGCGGCTGCTGTTGGCAGGGTCGTCTAGTGGGCGCCAGCTGACGCGCTCTGCTAGATCCTGCAGGTAGGTCAACTTGCAGCCCAGTTCCACGGAGGTGGTGCGCCGGTACGGATCGGCAAAGCTGCTGAGCACGCGCAGCTTGCGCGGCAATGTGAACTGCTGACCGGCCTTCGTGTAGGAGAAGGTGACGACAGTCCCTGGCGCTGGCGTGATGGTGCCCCGGATTTCAGCTGATCCCTTGGTCTTGATCAGGCCCGTGCCTTGCACGTAGTCGTCATTGATTGAGGCGCTGATCAGCGTGCCAAGGCTGCAGGTGACTGTGGCGCGAATGTCAATGGCCATCAGATGATCTGCAGCGCTGTCAGGGAGACGCTGTAGCGGGTGCTCTTGGCGCCGCCGCTGATGATCACCTCAGCCGTTGCGCTGGGCGGCGAGATCGGGAACCAGCTGGTGCTGCTCGGTACAGCGGCAATCGTCTCGTCGTACCAAGACAACACGTCGTCGTAGCTGCCCGTGGTGAGATAGCCCTCGATCTGGCGCACCTTGTGCGCCGCCAGTGCGCCGGTCACGTAGCTCACGCCCGTTGCCGTCAGCGACACGCTGGGGCCGTCCTGGCGGGTCAGCATCGGCTTGGTCAAGGTGACAATCGGTGAGGTGCCTGTAGCCCGCGTCAGGGTGACCGTGCCAAGGCTGGGCACCGTTGCCTCAGAGTTCTGGCGGCTTTTCTCCTGCTCCCGCAGCAGCACGGCCAGCGCTTGCGCCGCATCCACCAACGTGGCATTGGCACTGATGTAGGGGCCAGCTTGCTCCCCACTGGGGGGCTCAGTGAACCAGCAAGCCAAGCCGCTGATGCTCAGGCCGTTGCTGCTGGCGATACTGACGCTGACGGTGGTGCCAACGCTGGCGCTGCTGAGCGTGTCGGCATCGGTGAGGCGCGAGTTGCGCCAGGTGCCGTACTCGCTCACCAAGGCTTGCCACTGAGCGCTGGTCAGCAACCCATTGACGCGGAAGGTGCGAGCGGTCAGGCCGGTGCGGGCATCGCCTTCGTAGCCAAACGGCTGCGCCGTGAGAACGCTGGTGCTGAAGCTGCCAATGGTGATGGTCATGACAGCGCTCCATTGACAGCATTGAGCACGTCGCCGCTGGCGCTGCCGCCGGGAACGTTGACGTTGACTGCCCAGGACTTGGCCGCCAGCTCGCGGGTTGCCGCAAGCAGCTCCCGGTTGACACCCACCAGGTCTGCCGTGTTCTTGTTCAGCGCTTCCTGCAGGTTGGCAACGTTGGAGTTGGCGGCCTTTTCGCGATCGACTTGCTGAATGAACTGCCGCACGGATTCGACAACATCACTTGTCGAACCGCTGAACTCTGGCGCCTGCGCACCGGTGAGCCGAGTGAAGTCAGCCTGCGCATCACGGAACAGCGGCAGGATGGAGCGCAACGTTTCCAGCCCGCGCCGATCGCGCTGCTCTGGATTCAGGAACTGATTCAACCCCTTGGGGTCATTGCGAATGCCGGCCAGCTCCAGCGTGGCCTGCTTGAGGTCATCGCGCAGCTGCTTGCCTGCAGTCTTCAGTGCTGTGGCGCCTTCGATCAGCTTGAGCCGCACCTCTTCTGATGCGACGACCTGCTGATCCACCAGCTTTTGCATGTCAGGGCCGGTGTCTTTGCCCTGCAGGCGCAGCGCATCAATCTGGGCACCGATCTGAATCACCTGATTTTTGGCCGCCTGGACGCCAGCCTCGATCTCCTGGCGCTGCTGGATCGTCTGACGCACGACGCCAGCTTCGGCAGCGGCCAGCTCATTGGCTGCGGCAATGCGCTGCTTGACGGTCTGCAGGGCCAGCTGGGCCTCAACCCGCTGCTGCTGTTGCTGGGCCAGCAATTTAAGGTCGGGCGGTTGGGGTTTGCTGGACAACTCGCCCGATGGCGTGGTCGCGGCTCCAGGCTTGACCGTTGGCGCATTCAATGGCTGCGACTTGGCCCAGTCGTTCCATTTGCGCTCGACTGTCTTGTATTCAGCCTCAATGAATTTCTGAAATCCGCCAGCTTTGATGATGTCTTGAGCGAACTTAAGGGGGTTGCTAACGCCGCGAATGGACAGCTCTGCATTCTTGGCAATCTGAGCGCCAAGAGCGGAAGCGGCCAAAAAGGCTCTGCGGATTGCCAGCTCAACCAGCAAAAAGTCTCTGATCAGTTTTTTGCCGTCGATGTTGTTGAGAATGTCAGTGACAAACTTCAACCCATCCGCAATGTTGTTGACAATGATGGAGGCCCATTCACGGGTTGCCGCTGCGATTGTGCTGATCAGCTCAGGGTTGCCGGCCAATGCCTCAGAAAATGCCTTGGCTTGTGCGGTGAGCGGTGCAAACAGCTGTTCAATGGATGCCAGACTAGGAAACGCCTGGTCAAAGACTTGGTTGACAACCCCGAAGGCTGCCGACAAAGCCGGGGCGATAGATGACGCAAACCCGCCGAACAGTTGGCCGAAGTTGTCAAAGATGTTGTTGAACTGAACGTCTACCGCTTGACCAGCAAGCTGCAGCGCAGTCATGTCGCCAGTGGCCAGCACCAGCGCTTTGTTGAAGTCGTTGGTGCTGATCTGACCTTTCGACATTGCGTCCTGCAATGCGGTGCCGCTTTTGCCGGTGACCTGGGCCAGCTCCTGCGTCAGATCAACGCCAGCCTCCAGAAGCTGCAGGTTTTCTTCGCCCTGCAGGCGGCCTTTGGCATAGACCTGCGCGTAGATCAACGCCAGGCGTTCCAGCGGCTGACCGGACTGCGCCGCAATGGCACCCACACGGTTGATGGTGCCCTGCAGCTGGTTGACATTGACGCCAACTGCCAGGAAACGCTGGGCAGCAGTGAGAATCTCCTCGTTCTTGAACGGAGTGGTCTTGCTCAGGGTGAACAGATCCTGCCGCAGCTGCTTGGCGGCCTCAGCTGAACCGGTTAGGCCAGTGAAGGCGGCATTGAGCTTTTGAATGCTGCCGGCAGTTTGCGTTGCTGCAAAGCCAATTCCTGCAATGGCTGCACCAACGCTTGCGATTGCAAGCGCTGCAGGGGCAGCAGCTGCTC